TGACTGATGGCCCAAACCGCAGCCGAACGCAAACGCCGGCAGCGTGAGCGAGAGGACACCACAGGCCCAGAACCAAAGGCCGAAAGGCAACTGGCCCGTGTCTCGAGGCCGCTCCCCGCAGCGCCGGCAGATCGTGACATCCCCTGGCATCCACAAGCCCGCGTCTGGTGGAACGCAATAGCAAAATCGCCACAAACGAAACGGTGGCTCGACTCCGATTGGGCTCAACTGCGAATAGTTCTCGTGCTCGTCGACCGATTCTGGAGGGCCGACGCAGAAGGCGACATCGACATGGTCGCGAAGCTGTCCGGACGGATCAACACCCTTGTCGGTCAGCTCGGCGGCACGCCTCGAGCCCGATACCTCATGGGCTGGGGAAACCAAGCCCCACCATCGCAACCAGCCCCGCTCGACATCGATGAGCCTGACCCTCAAACCAAAGAAACGAACGTGGTCGACATGGCCATGTTTGCTGGCCTTCACCGCAAGTCGTCATGACTGTCACAACCACCCTTCCAGACCGAGATCTGGGACCGACACTCGGTGTCGAGGTAATCGACTGGGCTCACACCTCGCTCGTTCACGGCCCAGGGCCGTTGCATGGCGACCCGTATCGGATGTCACCGCTATTCCAGTTCCTCACAATGTGGGCCTACGAGGTCTACCCACAAGGCCATGCTCTGGCCGGCCATCGACGCTGGCCTCGAGTTGTGCTCACAATCCGCAAAGGAGCTGCCAAGACAGAATGGATGGCAGTCATCACCGGCGTCGAGCTGCATCACGAGGGCCCAGTCCGGGTATGCCGTTGGCTGGCTGATGGAACCCCTGTTGGTGCCCCGAAATCGACCCCTTATGTGCCGCTCATGGCGTACAACGCAGACCAGGCCGACGATCTAGCGTTCTCGGTGCTCTCCAAGATGGTCGAACACGAAACCTGCCCTACAAGAGCCGACTGGTCGGTAACCAAAGACGAGATCACCCGGGCCAACGGCATGGGCAAGGTCCAGGCGCTCGCCACCTCACCAGGCCGTGACGGAGCGCTCACCACTTTCCAGGGGTTCGACGAAACCCACCGAATGACTCTGCCTCGCCACCATGTTGCTCACAGCCTGATGCTCGAAAACGCTGAGAAGAACCTGCTCCTTGACGCCTGGTCGCTCGAAGCAACCACGATGCACGAACCGGGCCGCGGTTCGGTATCTGAGCACTCGACCGATGACGCAGAGTCCATCATCGAATCCGACAACACCGACGCTGGCCTCCTCTACTTCCGACTGTCAGCCGACCAACACCTCGACCTGACCGCCCTTGATGACCCTGATGTCCGCTGGAAAGCGCTCGAGGACGCATCCGGAGTCAGCATCAACGCCGGGCTGCCAAGAGCCCGACTCGAATCAATCCATTCCCGCTGGGACCTGCCCCACACCGACCGGCCCTACCTCGCTCGAGCATGGATGGCGCTCCCAATGTCATCGGCCGGGAAATGGACCACACCCGACCGCTGGTCAGACCTCACCGAACCACGAGACCTCCCAGAAGATCAATGCCCAATAGCGCTCGGTTTCGTATGCGCCGGCCCCACCAACGACGGCATCGCCCTCATCGGTGTCGAACTCGACTCCGGTTGGACATGGCCTGTCGGCATATGGACACCACCCAACGACTGGCCAGGCAACACCGTCTGGAACCAACCACGAGATGAAGTACTCGAAGCCGTCGCCGCCACCCACGAACGGTGGACAGTGGAACGAATGCTCTGCACACCGACCCGCTGGGAAACCGAAGTCCAACGCTGGCGCGGCCGCTACGGATCCAAAGTCGTACGCGACATGCGCCAAGAACAAACCCAGAAACTCATCCCGTCAATCTGGGCCACCACACGGGCCATCGATCGAGGCGACTGGAACCATTCCGGAGACCCCGAGCTCCGCTCCCATGTTCTGACCGCTGAACGCGAACAGAACGACAAATATGAAATGCCCGACGACACGTTCGGCTTCTTGATCGTCAAGTCAGCCACAGGCGCCCCGATCGTCGCCGCTCTAGCCGTCGTCCTAGGACACGAAGCGAGACGCATGGCCATCGGATCCGGCGCCCTCGACGGCGAAGACGAAACACCCACCAAACCCCAAGTCCACGGCGGTGACCCTGACCAGGTCGCTGCAGCTCTAGCCCAGATCCGTAAGGAGACCGCCAATGCAAGACGAGAACTCAGAGGCGAAACCTGACCGGGTCGCTCAAATCAACACTCTCGGCTACTACCTCGGCGCCGCGACTGTCGCTGTCGGTATCGGCCTGGTGTTCATGCCCGCCGGCGTGATCGCGGCCGGACTGAGCCTTGTCGCTGATACGACGATGCGATCGATGGGCAGAACCAAATGACGATGCTCGCCCGCACAATCAGCCGCCAAATCGAAACCCGATCAGTGTCCCAGGACATGCTGAACGAGGCCATGGTCCGCAACCGTGGCCTAGCCGTCCCTCCCGGAACGCCACGCGTCGACCCGTCTACGGCGACAATGCATACCGCAGTGTTCGGCGCCGTGCGCCTTCTCTCAACAGCGATTGCCGGGCTGCCGCTCCACGAATACCAAGACATAACCAACGACCGCGGACAGACCTACAAGCAGAAATCCGCAACACAGCCGACCGTTCTAACCGACCCATGGCCCGATTGGATCCAATTTCGGTGGATGCAATACATGATGGTCTCATTGCTCCTTCGCGGCAACGCTTTCGCTCTCATCGCCGCACGCGATCGGCTCGGCTACCCGACCATGTTGATGCCACTGCCAACCGACCAGGTACGGCTTCGCACCAAAGGCCGTGGTGCCTCTCGCCGTCTCGAGTACATCGTCGGATCTGAGCCAGTCGATCGAGACGACGTCGTTCACATGATCGGATTCCCCGACGACGCCACCAACGGCCTCACAGGACTATCAGTAATTGAACATTTCGCCCGCACGATTGGCCTCTCGCTCGCCGCCGAAGAGTTCTCGCTGCGTTGGTTCACCGAGGGTTCGGCACCCGCCGCCGTGCTACAGACCGACGAAACGCTTGAGGCCAGCGAGGTCGAAGAAAACCAGGCCCGCTGGATGGCGTCTCATGGTGGCATGTCCCGCATACCGGCGGTGCTGTCGGGCGGGCTGAAATACGAGGCGGTGTCGATCACTCCAGAAGAGTCCCAGTTTCTCCAGACACAGGGGTTCGGTGTCGAGCAGGTCTCCCGAATCTTCACCCTTCCGTTGCACAAGCTCGGAGCGATGAACAAACAATCGAACTGGGGAACCGGTGTCGAACAGCAGAACATCGGCTACGTCACTGACGCCCTGCAGAGTTGGATGATCCCCTGGGAACAGACAATCACGAAACTCCGCCCCCGTGGTCGCTACGTCAAATTCAACGTCAACGCCCTGCTGCGCGGCGACACCGCGGCACGAGCCAAGTGGTATACGTCCATGCGCCTGATCGGAGCCATCAATAACGACGAAGTTCGTGCCTTCGAAGATTGGGCCCCGATACCAGGTGGCCTGGGCGAAGAGTTCTCCCAACCATTCAACCAAGGCGACTGGGCCGATGCCCGTCTCGACGACGACGAAATCCCACCACCACCCCCACCAGTGGAGGACTAATGACCAGACCAGCCCAACGCCACGAACTCGGACCGATGACCCTGGCCGAAGTCCTCGCCGCACGTGACGGCCGCGCCCCGACCGCTGTTGCTCTCGCCGACCGGCCACTCATCGACCCACGTGACGCTCGAGCTATGCCTATGGGTGTCGGCCGCGCCGAGCTTCGCATGCAAGGCGACGACCAGATCTTGGCCGGTTACGCCACCGTCTACGATGTCGGATACGAAATGTACGGCGGGCCTTCCCGATATGGCTGGATCGAAACAATGGTCAAAGGCTCCGGCGCCAAATCGTTGGCCGAGTCACCCGACGTCGTCCACCTCGAAAACCATATGGGCCGAGCCTATGGACGCACCAAATCCGGCACCCTCAAACTCAGCGAGGACAACACCGGCCTAGCCAACGAAGTGACCCTCGCCGCCGGCGACACCCGAGTCCCAGACCTGATCATCGCCCTCGAACGCCGCGACGTCGATGAGCAGTCCTTCGCGTTTCGGATCATCCGCCAGGAATGGAACGAGGACTACACCGAACGGTGGATCACCGAGTACTCGATCGACCGAGGCGACACCTCCCACGTGACATTCGGAGCAAACCCGCACACGTCGGTTGCTACCAGAGGCGACGGAATGCTCGACCCCAACCGTCTGATCCTCGACCAGGCCCTGGCTGGGCTCATCGAAGCCGGCGAAACCGACCCTCTCGCTGCTCTCATCCGCACAGTCGGACGAGACACGATCACCCAACCGAACGCTGGCCGATCAATCCGGCTAGCCCGAATCCAGGCAGACCTCCAGATCGCCTGACAACCCCAACCCGCCGAGGCCACGCCGCTCGCCCACGCCGCCGCAAGGCACCTGGACGACGCACCTGACCTGACCCATAGGGGAAATCCGCCCAAATCCGGGCACACCAACCCTTGATACAGGAGAAAACCAAATGACACTTCTAGAACGAATGCGCCGCGCCCTAGCAGCCCTGCTCGAGCAGCGCGGAACCCTCGTAACTGAACGTGACGCCATCGTCACCACCGCGGCCGAGGAACGCGGCGAGGACGCAACCCTCACCGATGAAGAGACCGTCCGATTCGACGCTCTCCGCACCCAAATCGGCACCCTCGACACCGACGAACTCGAGCCTATGCAGGCCCGAGTCGCCGAGCTCGAAGCCGACGCCGAACGAGACGCCCGAGCAGCCGAAGCAGCAACCCTGCTCGACACCCACAACGGGCCAACCAGCCCAGATGTGCGTATCACCGGCGAACCCGACCTCTATGTGAGAGGCGGCACCAACGGGCTGCTGATCGACATGTACCGGGCTCAGATCCATCATGACCCCGCCGCCATCGAACGTCTCGCCCGCCACCGCCAACACGAAGAGACCCGTGCCGGCACCACTGGCTCTGTTGGCGGGCCTGCCGGCGGGCTCATGCCGCCCCAGTTCCTAACCGATCTCTGGGCACCTGTGCTTCGGGCCGGCGCACCGTTCCGGCGTATGTGCCGCCAGCTTCCACTCCCATCGAGTGGAACTCGGTTCGAGATCACCAAAGGAGTCCAGAAGCTCGACACCGCCGCTCAAGCCGCCGAGGGTGACGCTGTTGCTGACCAGACCGGGACAACCACCGATCTCGATGTGAATGTGAAGACCATCGCCGGCCAAACCACGGTGTCTCGCCAACAGCTCGAACGTGCCGTCGTCGGCATGGAAGAGCTCTGGTACGGCGACATGGGCCAGGACTACTTCACTGGCCTTGATGGCCAGCTCGTCAACGGCGCCGGAACATCAGGCACCCACAAGGGTGTGATCCCATCGGTGACCG